GTAGTAAGAGAGTTCTTAATTGCAGGAGAAGGAAGAAAGTTAATCGATAATGACTATACTTCTCTAGAACCTCACTGCTTTGCTTCTGTAGCAGGTGATATTAATCTTCAAGAGATTTTTAACAACGGATGGGATTTCTATTCTACTGTTGCTATTAGAACTGAGAAGCTTGATCAAGATAAAGTAAAATATCCAGACGGTGTTTCACCTGATACTAAATCTCCTATCTTCTTAAAGAAATTAGATCCAGTAAAAAGAAATCAAGCTAAGGCTTACTCTCTAGGAATTGCATACGGAATGGAAGCATATGCTCTGGCAAAGACTTTAAATATATCTCAGAAAGAAGCTGATACTCTTGTAGCAGGTTACCTAGATGGTTTTCCTCAATTAAAAGAGTGGAGAGTTAACTCTAGAGAGCAAGTAAAAAGGCTAGGGTATATCCAAAATAAAGTAGGACGAATCAGACACTTACCAAAAGTGAAATTGATCTTTGAAAAGTTTGGAGATCAAGTATTGGATTGGAGATTTAGAAAGAGTCTTGAACAGCAGTACGGAAAAGATCCTGTAATGCAGATGTATAGAGATTATCGAAATGGATTAAACAACTGCTTGAACTACCAGTTACAGTCTTTAGCGGCAGCGGTTGTGAATAGAGCAGCAATTCAGATTAATAGAAAAGCAAAAGAGTTAGGAATAGACGGTAGAGTACAAGCTCAGATTCATGACCAGTTGATCATAAATGTAAGAGAAGATCAAGCAGAAATGTTTATGCCTTACGTTCAAGAGTTGATGGAATTAACAACACAACTACCGGGAGTAACTCTAAAGGCACCACCACAGATAGCAAATAACTTTGCAGAAGGTCATTAGAAGTTGTTTCCTTAGATATTTATTCATATATTATTAAAATAAGTTATTAACCAAATCAAGTTTATGTCACAAGAGTTATCAGCTAACAGCGACAGAGTTATTGTAAAGCCTGTTGAATCAGGAGAAGAAAGATTCGGAAGTATTATCATTCCGGATATGGGGAAAGAAAAGCCAGAAATGGGTGAAGTAGTTTCCGTAGGTCCAGGACGCCAGTCTGAATTTGGACAATTTATTAGAGTAGAAGCCAGTGTAGGAGATGTGGTATTGATTCCTAAGATAGGAACAATCCGTATTGACTTTGAAGGTCAAGAATACTTTATACTTCCAGACAGAGAAATTTTAGCAACAATCAGAAAATCACAAGAGTAGTTATGTCAAAACAAATTAGTTTTTCAAAAGAAGCTAGAGAGAAATTACTATCAGGAGTAAACCAACTAGCAGACGCAGTAGTATGTACATTGGGACCGTCAGGTAGGAATGTATTTATTCAACAACAAGGAGGTAATCCAACCTCAACAAAGGATGGTGTAACAGTAGCCAAAGAAGTAGAATTGGAAGATCCAATTGAGAATACTGGAGCACAAGCTGTAAAACAAGTAGCAATCGAATCAGCTAGATTGGCTGGAGATGGTACTACAACAGCAACATTACTTGCAAGAGAAATTTATAGCCAAGGATTATCTGAGCTACAAAATGCAAATGCAGTAGAAGTAAAAAGAGGAATCGATATTGCCACTAAAGCAGTAGTCGAATACTTAAGAGAGAAGTACTCTAAAGAAGTTACAGAAGAAGAACAAATCAAACAAGTAGCAACAATCTCAGGTAATAATGACCCAGAAGTAGGAAATCTTATTGCAACAGCAATGGATAAAGTTGGTAGAGATGGATTAGTAACTATTGAAGAATCTAAAACAGGAGAGACTTATCTCGAAACTGTAGAGGGTATGCAATTCAACAGAGGATACAAGTCACCTTACTTCGTTACAGATAACAATACTATGACTTCAGTATTGAACAATCCTTTAATCCTTATCACAGATAAAAGAATCCAGCACGTAAAAGAGATGCTTCCTTTATTGGAATCAGTATCACAACAAAATAAAGACTTACTTATCATTGCAGATGATATTGACGGAGAGGCTTTATCGACATTGGTTGTAAATAAGATGAGAGGAATTCTTAGAGTAGTAGCAGTTAAAGCTCCTGAATTTGGAGATAAGAAGAAAGCTATGCTTGAAGACATTGCAGCTCTTACTGGGGGTACAGTTGTATCTGAGGAGAAAGGAATGAAGCTAGACAAATTCGATTTACAGTGGTTTGGTAATTCAAGAAAAGTAACAGTAGGTAAAGATGATACTACCATTGTAGATGGTAAAGGAACTGAAGAAGCTATTGCAGAGAGAATTGAGCAATTAAAAGAACAAATCGAGAATACAGTTTCACCTTACGAGATTGAAATCTTACAAGACAGATTAGCAAAACTTATCGGAGGAGTAGCTATGATTCATGTTGGAGGTCATACAGAGGTTGAAATGAGAGAGAAAAAAGATAGAGTAGATGATGCTCTTCATGCAACTAAAGCAGCTTTACAAGAAGGTATTTTACCTGGAGGAGGAATTGCTTTACTAAATGCTTCTTTCCACTTAACAGAGCATCCATTAGTAGCTCAACATCCAGATCAAGAAAAAGGATTTGACATTATAATCAAAGCACTTCAGAAGCCATTCAAACAGATCTTAGCAAATGCAGGAGAGACTTCAGAAGTAATTGAAGAGAGAGTAAACTACATCTTTGACAATCACAAATGGATTGGATTTAATCCAAGAACAGGGGAGTATGTTGATATGTTAGAGGAAGGTATTATTGATCCAACTAAAGTAACAAGACTAGCTTTAGAGAATGCAGCATCAGTTGCAGGAACAATGTTAATCACAGAGTGTGTTATCACAAGTATAAAACCAAAAGATGAACAAGGAGCAGGAATCGATCCTTCTCAGTTCATGTAATATTAATTAAAAAGAAAAAAAGATGAACAAGCAAGAATTATTCGAACAAATCGATGAATTGTATCAAAGTTTTGTAGCAAGCCATAACGGAACTACTAAAAAATCGCAAGCACAAGCAAGAAAGTCTATCGGAGAGGTTAAGAAATTAATCACAGATTATAGAAAAGCTTCAACAGCAGAGAGCAAGTAAGCAAGGACCGAGAGGGGAGGGGGCGTCAAAACCTCCTCACCGAAGGTGTCACGCGCAAATTTAACAAATAAACAAACATATGACAATTTTAACATCAATTATTTTAGTGTTAGTTATAGTAGCAGGAACAGCATTCCTTGCATACTATATGCAAAGAGGAACAAAGCCCTTAAAAGAATTTAAAATGGACTTTGACAACAACAAAGAAGCTCAAGAGTTAGTAGAGTTATCTAAAGAATTGTACAATAAAGACTTACGTCCTATTGTAGCAAAGAAAGCACCTAAGAAAGACAAAGTAACAGAGCAGGTAGAGTCTATGAAAAAAGTAGTAGAAGCACACGATACTTTGGTAGAAGAGATTAACAAAATATCTCCAGAAGTAACAGCAGTAGTAGAAGCAGCAAAGCCAAAGAAAAAAAGAAAGTACTACCCTAAGAAAAAATAATACGTAAAGTGTATGTCAGACTCAATAAAAAAATATCAAGAGTTACTAGAAGAAGGTAGAACGTTTACCGTTACAGCACATCAGAGAAGTACTATGACCATCATAGAGATACTTCGTGCTTCCGATTGTGCCGGTAATATGAAAACACTTCTAGAGAAAGCAACAGACATATGCAAAAAAAGTCCGAACCTTACCCCGGCCACTGTATTTCAAATTGCAGGTGATGAGGTAAAGGTAGACGAGTTATGTGGTAAAGAAAAACAAGAACAATGGAACAACAACCAAGAATGAATCTATCGATTGATCAAACACTTCCGGTAGAGTGCGAAAAATGTAACCATACATTTTTTGAAGAAGCTCTTCACATTAGAAAGGCAAGTGGAATCCTTACAGGAACAGGTCAAACAACCTACATGCCTATTCCGGTATTTGCGTGCAAGGCCTGCGGCCATGTCAATACTGAGTTCCTTCCAAAGGAATTAAAGCACATGAATATAGGAGAGTAAGAGAGACTTTACTTAAACATCAAAGAGGCCTTGTGCCTCTTTTTTTTGTGCTATTTATTAGAAATTAAACCAGTTACTATGAAAAATTTGTTATTACCAATTAGTTACATCTTAACTAAACTAAATAATTATTTTATGGGATTTTTCAGTATCTTTAAAAAATCAAATGATTACAACGAGAAAGTTGTAATTGGATTCATGTCGTTCATGGTAATGGTAATTGCAATTGCAGTAGACCTTGTAACAGGTTACCTAGGTAAAGCGTTAGAATTAAACGAGTACATCTTTGATGCATTTATGTACATCACATTAGGTTCATTCCTTCCAGATGTATTAGAGAAGTTTGCAGCAATGAAAAACGGAAACAAATCAAATAACGAAGAATAAAAATTAGATTATGAGCTTAAAAAGTTTACAAGAAAAGATCGGAGTAGCTGCAGATGGAGCTTTCGGTCCTGGAACAATGAAAAAAGCAATGGAGTTTTACAAACTAACACCAGTTAGAGCGGCTCACTTCTTTGCTCAAACGTCACACGAATCAGGAGGATTTAAAGCATTCTCTGAAAACTTAAACTACTCAGCACAAGGACTTCAAGGTATCTTTGGAAAATACTTTCCAGGTAACTTAGAAGAGTCTTACGCTAGAAATCCAGAGAAGATTGCCAATAGAGTTTACGCATCTAGAATGGGTAACGGTGATGAAAAATCAGGAGATGGTTTCAAATTTAGAGGAAGAGGTGCTCTTCAATTAACTGGTAAAGAAAACTACGCAGCATTTGCTAAGTATTTAAACAAGCCAGAAATTATGACTAATCCAGACTTAGTAGCAACAACTTATTCATTTGAATCAGCAATGTTCTTCTTTGACAAAAATAAATTGTGGGAGATATGCGACAAAGGAATTAATGATGCAGCCATATTAGCTCTTACAAAAAGAATTAACGGGGGTACTCACGGATTAGCAGATCGTTCAGAGAAAACTAAAAAGTATTACGAATACGTTAAATAGGTAAATATAAGATGAAAACTTCACTATTAATTACATTATCATTGACAACAGCATTAGCATTTATTGGTACATATTTTATGCACCTAACAGCCGATAACATCGAGCAATTCCTAGCAGTAGGATTGGTTGTCTTTGCTGATGGCTTCTTTGGCATATGGGCCGGAGTTAAGAGAGAAGGATTTCAGACTTGTAAAGCATTAAGTGTATTAAAGACATTTGGTTTCTGGACAGTAATGCTGGCAGCCATCTTATCAATAGAAAAAGGATTTACTGGAACATCTTGGTTGAGTGAAACCATTATGGCTCCTTTCTTAGTGTTCCAGTTAGTCTCTATATTGAAAAATGCCTCAATGGTAGGTATAGTTAAAAACGAACTAGTAACACAAATACTAGACAGATTAGATAAACACAAAGGAGACAGAGATGTTACAAAATAAGCAAAACTTATTATTGGTTATAGTAATTGTATTAATAGGTTATAATATATTTACTACAAACAGTATTAGAACAGACGTTAAAGGATATGAAGCCAGAATAGATTCAGTCCAAACTAAAATTGATTCAGCACAAGTAATCAATAAACAAATCGATGTTAAGATCGATTCAGTAAAAGAAAATGTAATTTCTATTACAAAAGAAATACACCACATAGATAATACCATAACAATTGTAAAAAAACAAACAGATGAAAAAATTAATACTGTTGATAAGTTTTCTAATGCTGAGCTTGAATTCTTTTTCACAAACAGATACCACCAAGGTAACACTGCCAACTAAGGTAGTAAGACTAGCAGCAAAAGATTTAGTTCGCTATGATGGATGTAAGGTAGAATTAAAACTTACTCAAGATAAAGTAATTAAATTACAGGAAAGAGAAGTACAAAAAGATACTATCATCAACTTCTTAACTGTTAAAGATAAGAACAATCAGTTCATCATTGGACAGAAAGATGTTCAAATTGGAGAGTACAAAGGAATGACTGATGACTTAAAGAAAGAATTAAAAGGTCAAAGGAATAAAACATTCTGGTATAAAGTGTTAGCTTTTGTAAGCATATCCACAACACTATACTTCGCAAAATAAATTAAATAAGGCTTGTTTTTACAGGCCTTTTTTCTTATATTATAGTTATATAAAAATGTTATTATGAACGACAGAGAAGCGATCTTTACTATTGACGAGCCAAGTCAAAAGAAAGAACTAGTAAACCATCCAAACCATTACGGAGGAAAAGATAATCCCTACGAAGCCATAAAAGTTATTGAAGCCTGGAATTTAGGTTTCTGTTTAGGAAATACCGTTAAGTATATTGCCAGAGCTGGAAAGAAAGATGCTACAGTTCAAGAGCTTGAAAAAGCTTTATGGTACTTAGAAAGAGAAATCAAAAAACTAAAGGATGGTAAAAAAAACTCTTAAACAGGTAAGCCTGATAAGAGACTTCTGTAATCCAGTTATAGATTACAATATCAGCAAATCCATATCGTATAGTCAGACCTTAGCATACAATACTTGTCCACACCAATGGGCATTGAAATATGTTAAAGGATTGCAAGAGTATAAGCCTTCCATTCATACAGTCTTTGGCACAGCAGTACATGAAGTAATGCAGGAATGGTTAACAGAACTCTATGAAGGAACAGTAAAGAAGTCAAATGAAATGAATTTGAATGCTCTTCTACTGGAGAAAATGCACACAATTTATGCTCACGAGAAAGAAAAGTACGGAAAACATTTCTCTACCTCTCAAGAGCTTTCTGAGTTTCATAATGATGGTATTGAAATTCTAGAGTACGTTCGTAAGAAACGCTCTGTTTACTTCGGTACCAAGTACTATAAGCTGGTTGGAGTAGAAATTCCTCTTATACATAAAATATCTGACAATGTTTTCTTCAAAGGGTATATCGATATTGTTCTCTACGATGACCAAGACGATAAGTATATCATTTTAGATATCAAAACATCAACTTCAGGATGGAATGACTACGCAAAGAAAGATGATAAAAAGCTAGCACAGTTACTTCTTTATAAAGAATTCCTAGCAAGACAATTTGATATAGATGTTGATAAGGTAGATGTAAAATATTTTATTGTAAAGAGAAAGGTTCCTAAAGATCCAGAATTTGCAGCAATGGGTAGAAGAGTTCAAGAGTTTGTACCTCCATCAGGAAAGATTAAAAGAGGTCAAGCCACTACAGCACTTACAAAATTTATTAACGATGCTTTTGATAGTCATGGACAGTACATCGATAAAGAGTACGACAAGACTCCTTCAAGATCAAATTGTATGTTCTGTGAATTTAAAGGAACAGAGCACTGTCATGCAGGTGTTTTAGGATAAGGGTATATTTATATATACATATAATTATATAAACAATGAACACTAAAAAATTAACATCGGTTAAGGTAGAAGAAGATCTTCTACAGGAATTTAAAGAACAGTGCGTAAGGCATAAATTTTCTCTACAAAAGCTTGTAGACAGAGCAATTTTTTTATATCTTACAGAAGATAACTTCAAGCAAAAGTTACACACACAAACAAATATTAAATTAAAATAGTTACATGAAAGAAAAATTTCGTTATGTTAAGAAGGAGGATCGTAAAAAGATTCTCTTGTTATGCGATGATATTAGGATGCATTCCGGTATCGCAACTATGGCCAGAGAGATTGTTGTAGGAACATCTCACCACTTTAATTGGGTCAATTTAGGAGCAGCTATCAATCATCCAGAAGCAGGTAAAGCATTTAATATCTCAGCTGAGGTAGGAAAGTTAAACGGTATAGAAGATGCTGATGTAAAGGTAATTCCTAACAATGGTTATGGAGATGCTATGCAAATAAGAAATTTAATTGCTCAAGAAAAACCAGACGCTATTTTTATATTTACTGATCCAAGATACTGGACTTGGTTGTTTGAAATAGAAAGAGAGATTAGAAATGAAATTCCTTTAATGTATTTAAACATTTGGGATGACTATCCAGCACCTCTGTATAATAAACCTTACTACGAGTCATGTGACTTATTGATGGCAATCTCAAAACAAACTAAAAATATTAATGAAATAGTTTTAGGAGAAGCAGCTAAGGGTAAGCTACTTAAGTATGTTCCTCATGGAATAAACGATAAGCATTTCTTTCCTATGACTTCAGTAGATGAATTAGAAACACTAGGTAAATTTAAGAAAGACTTATTCCAAGGAAAAGATATCGAGTTCGTAGCATTCTTCAACTCTAGAAACATTAGAAGAAAATCTCCAGGAGATGTAATTCTTTCTTATAGAATGTTCTGTGATTTGATCGGAGAAGAGAAAGCTAAGAAATGTGCCCTTGTAATGCATACACAAGCTGTAGATGAAAATGGTACAGATCTTTATGCAGTAAGAGAAGCAATTTGTGATGACAGTTATGTAAATGTATTCTTCTCACAAGAGAGATTAGATACTCCACATATGAACTTACTGTATAATATAGCAGACGTTGGAATGCTTATCACTTCAAATGAAGGATGGGGGTTGTCTTTAACTGAAACTATGATGGCTGGTAAGATGATTATTGCCAACGTAACAGGTGGTATGCAAGATCAAATGAGATTTACAGATGAGAACGGTAAGTGGATTGACTTCACTTCAGACTTCCCTTCTAATCATAGAGGAACATATAAGGAGTGTGGTGAGTGGGCAGTCCCTGTATTCCCTTCAAACATTTCAATGGTAGGCTCAGTTCCAACTCCTTATATCTTTGATGATAGATGTCGACCAGAAGATGTAGCTAAAGCTTTAGAAGAAGTTTACAACATGGGTAAAGAGGAAAGAAACAGAAGAGGAGCACTAGCAAGAGAATGGGTAACATCAGATGAATCAGGAATGTCAGCACGTCAGATGTGTGAGAATGTACTTGATTCAATGGATGAAACATTTGAGAAGTTTGTTCCTAGAACTAGATTTGATCTTTACAAAATAGAGGACCGACCAAAAAAATATATCACACATAAATTAATATACTAGTTATGAGTAAACCTACATTAGTAGTAAGCTGCCCTATCGATACATATTCAGGATACGGAGCAAGAGCCAGAGACTTTGTACAATCGATTATCGATACAGATAAGTATGATGTTAGAATATTATCACAGAGATGGGGTAATACTAGATTTGGATACTTAAAAGATCACGGAAATGAATCTCTACACTCTAGAGTTATTACACAACTAACACAACAACCAGACATCTGGATTCAAATTACAGTACCGAATGAATTCCAAAAGGTCGGTAAATATAATATTGGAGTAACAGCTGGTATTGAGACTACACTTTGTGATCCTTCCTGGGTACAGGGATGTAACAATATGGACTTAGTTATTGTATCAGCACAACATGCTAAGAAAGTATTTGAAGAAAGTAAATTCAATATACAAGATGAAAAAACAGGTCAAGTAACAGGAGTAGTTGAATTAAAAACTAAAGTTGAAGTAGTATTTGAAGGAGCTAATATAGAGAAGTATATGCCATTGGCATGGCCAGTAAAACTAGACTTAGATAGTATCGATGAAATGTTTTGCTTTTTAGTAGTAGGACATTGGCTACCGGGAGTACTTGGAGAGGATAGAAAGAATATTGGATACACTATCAAAGCATTCCTTGAAACATTTAAGAATAAGAAATCAGCACCAGCACTTCTTTTAAAAGTACAAGCAGGATCAGGAACATCTATTATGGATAGAGAAGCTGTATTGGATAAAATTGATGAAATAAAAAAAACTGTAAAAGGAAAGTTACCAAACATACATCTTCTACATGGAGAGCTATCTGATGCTGAGATGAATGAGCTATACAATCACGGTAAAGTAAAAGCAATGATCTCTCTAACAAAAGGAGAAGGATTTGGAAGACCTTTATTAGAGTTTAGTTTAGTAAACAAACCAATTATAGTATCAGGATGGTCAGGTCATACAGACTTCTTAGATAATAAATTTACAAAACAAATAGGAGGTCAACTCACAAACGTACATCCTTCAGCTGCAATTGATAAGATGATACTAAGAGAAAGTCAATGGTTTACACCGGATGATATGCTAGTAGGCAAGGCATTAAAAGATGTCTTTGAAGATTATAAACCATATAAGGAATTAGCAAAGAGACAGGGTCATAAGAGCAGAACTGAGTTCTCTTATGAGAAGATGAGAGAGACGCTAGATAACCTTCTAACACAGTACATTCCTGAGTTCCCTAAGCAAGTACAGTTAAAGCTACCTACGCTTAAGAAAATAGAATTACCACAGGCTAATAAAGTTGAAATACCAAGGCTTAAAAAAATAGAATAATGGAAGAAAAAATGTCAATCTGTCCACACTGTGGAGGAAATGCTTGCTATGAACAAGCAGTAACAGAAGAAGTAACAACAAGCTTTTGCTTTGGTTGTGGATATTCAACTTCAACTCTAATGGTTGAAGGAGGAGATCTAGTAGCAAAAACACTAGAAGCATCACCAGAACTTTATAAAGATCTTATGTTTATTGACGAAGATAAGAGAGTATGGTTCCCTTCAACAGTTACTCTTCCTGGTAAGGGAATGGTATTCTTAGATGGTACAGCAAAAGAGAATTGGAAATGGGCTGCAGTAAACTCTATAGAGATTTTAGAAGAAGAGAAATCTAAGTTCCCAAAAGGTCAAACAACTAAAATGGATATGAAAAATATTAAACATTTTGAGAAAGAAGACTTCATGGAAGCATTAGATGCTATAAACTTCTTTGATGTAGAAGTTGCAGAATCAAAATAGATTTCGTATATTTACAGTATGAAAATAAGTTATGCAATAACAGTTTGTAATGAATTGGAGGAAGTGAAAAGACTAGTCAACTTCCTCCTTTCACATAAACGAAAAGAAGACGAGATAGTAATCTTGTTTGATGAGAAGAACGGAACAGATGAAGTATTTGATTATATAGAATCTCAAGTACACGACTGTGAAGTCTTCTGTGAAAAATTCGAAGGACACTTTGCCGATTGGAAGAACTTACTGACTTCACATTGTACAGGAAATTATATCTTCCAAATAGATGCTGATGAGATTCCTCATCTCAATTTAATTCAAAACCTACCTACACTGTTAGAGACTAACGATGTTGATATGCTCAGAATACCTAGAGTAAATACTGTAGAAGGACTAACTCAAGAACATATTCAGAAGTGGGGATGGAATGTAAATGAAAAAGGATGGGTGAACTGGGCTGATTGGCAAATGAGAATCTATAAGAATGTTCCTTACATTAAATGGGTTAATAAGGTACATGAAGTACTAGAAGGATTTAAGATCCATGGCATGCTTCCAGTAGAAGAGGAATGGGCTTTGTACCATCCAAAGACAATTGACAGACAAGAGAAACAAAACAACTACTACGATACATTATGAAAAAAATAAACAAACAAATTGATCTGTTTAAAGTATTTATGTCACCAACAGCAGCAGCAGAAGTGGGTGAAGTACTTAATAGCGGTTTTATCGGACAGGGACCTAAAGTTAATGAGCTTGAAAAGAAATTACAAAACTTCCTTAAAGTAGATAACTCAGAGGTAATTACTTACAATTCAGCAACATCAGCAGAACATTTAGCATACCATTTATTAAAAAAGCCTTCTAAAATATCAATAGGATTTGATGGAGCGGCTATGGTAACAGAGAACTGGCCAGGACTTGAAGAAGGGGATGAAGTATTAACAACAGCGTTGACTTGTACAGCAACCAATTGGCCTATTTTAGCAAATGGATTAAAGATCAAATGGGTAGATGTGGAACCTACTACAATGAATATTTGCTTAAAGGATTTAGAGAGTAAATTAACAGAGAAGACTAAAATTGTAGCCGTAGTACACTGGGGAGGATATCCAGTAGACTTAGTAGAACTTCAAGCTATTCAAAAAAGATATAGAGAGAAGTACGGCTTTCCTTTTATGATTATGGATGATGCTGCTCATGCTATGGGAAGTAAATTAGATGGAAAGAACATCGGCACATTCGAAACTATTACTACATTCTCATTACAAGCAATTAAACATATAACATCTGTAGATGGAGGATTCTGGACATCACCTTTCATAGAATTAAACAAAAGAGCAAAACTAACTAGATGGTACGGTATTGATAGAGAAGGTCCTAGATCAGACTTTAGATGTGAATCAGATATTCCTGAGTGGGGTTTTAAATTCCATATGAATGATATCTGTGCAACAGTAGGACTCTCAAATCTAAATCATGCAGAAGAGATTATATCAAAGCATAAAGCAAATGGAGCTTTCTATAATAAAGAATTGCAAGGAGTAAAAGGAGTTACTCTATTGGAGAATGATCCTAGAAAAGAATCAGCTTACTGGCTATATACTATGAGAGTAGAGAACAGAGATGCTTTTATGAAGTATATGTCTGAGAACGGAGTGGCTACTTCTAGAGTTCATGAAAGAAATGATAAGCATACTTGTACAAGAGAATTCTTAGCTCCTCTTCCTAATGTAGATTTAGTATCAAAAGATATGATATGCATACCAGTAGGGTGGTGGGTAACAGAGGAAGAGAGACAGTACATAGTAGATTTAATTAAACAAGGATGGTAGATACTAAAGTAGATTTAAAATCATCAGTTACAGAAGCAGTAGGAGAATTAACAACTCAGATTATACACTTTGTAGGAGGAGAGAAGAGAACATTTACAGATGTAGTATCTACGTCAATCAGGCAAGGACAGTTCACAAAGTTTAAACAAAAGGACGGTACTTGGATTATGATAAATGATAAGAATGTTTTATGTATAGAAGTTTTTAAACAAGAGTAGACAGATATGAAATATGCAAATATATTACCGCAACACAAATATCCTTGGCTGGAGACGTTGTACAGTATGGTACTTGATATAAAGCCTAAGGTAGTCATAGAGTACGGAACAGAGCATGCAGGCACGGCTATAGTAATGGGACTTGCATTGAAAGAGTTGTACGAACAGGAACAGCATCAAGGAATTGTATTCACATATGATACTTTTGAAAAACAAAGTAAAGGGGAAATAGGCTCATCACCGAACTATAAAGTAGCAGTGGATAATATAGCTCACTACGGATTACAAGACTATGTAAAAGTGGACTATGGGGACTTTTTTAAATTTTGTGACGACCCTAGTAAAGAGTTTGATTTACTGTACTTTGACATAGACAATGATGGAGATAAGGTACTGGAAATGTATAACGGATGCAAGAGTAATATTGAAAAAGGCTCAGTAGTAATCTTTGAAGGAGGTTCACAAGTAAGAGACGATGTTGAATGGATGAATAATCTAAACAAAGTAAAAATTACAGACATTAAAGAACAAGTAGGGTACCAACTACTCACACCTAATCAAAAATACTCTTGTAGTATAATCTTTAACACCAAAAAATATAGTTTATGATACAGTTTATAATAGTAGGGTGGCACTTTGACCTATACCCGGAATTAGTACAGGAATTAATTGAATTGCAAGAGGCAAATAAAGATTCAATAAACATCTTTTGGTCATGTCATAGAGAGCCTTCAGAGTCAGTTAAAGCTAACTTCGAATATAAAGTGTTTCCTAACTTAGGACTAGAGGATGGAGCTTATCAACAAGCATTAGATTACCTAGATATTGCTGACGATACTATTTTGTTCTTAATGCATGACGATATCATAGTTAAGGATTGGGGATTCATTAATGAATGCATAGGAAGGTTAGAGCAAGGAGCTGCCTTCGTAGGTAATGGAATGAATTACCCAGACTATATGTCTCCAACTAGAATCTACGATGAGGAGTTCTTTCCACGTACAGTACTAGAAGTATCACGTCCGGAGAGTCTTCACTACTTCCAGAAAGAAGGAATGGCCTATACCTTTAGAGAAAGCTTCCTATGTACAGTAAGAAAATATCTAAGAGATATAAATGACTTTGAAGTAGTATGGGAAGAGCCAGGAGAGAATATGCCAATAGGTCCTATGGGTAATATGCAACAATCAATGCTGGGGTGGAAAATTACACAGACATATGGAGTAGAACGTATGAGCTATCTTTCAAATACTTACATGGATTCCGATTGGTTATACGAATGTGAAAGAGGTCTAGTTAAAAACTAATATAATAAAACAAGTTATGGATAAAAAAGTATACTACATAAGTGATTGGCATGTAAGCCCAGGGCATTACAGTTACGAACGTCATCGCTTTCCACAAGCATACATAGAGCTAGCTCCTTGGTATATCTTAAACTGGAGAGATATTCCTAATGTAATAAAAGGTACTGGAAATATTATCGTAATAAACACTCCTGTTCACGATGAGTTGGCTAAGTTAAAGATTGCCGATAGTCTTACAGAAGGTAATGAAGTGTATATTGTACAGGAAGGATCCGTATGGGACTGGTTAGATTGGTCAGCTCCAGAACAAGAAATGTATATAAAGATACTGTCTAAAGCAAAAGCATACCTATGCTCTAATGAATACGAAAAACGTATGATGAAAGTGTTTATAGAAAATAGTATAAAGGTACCGCCCTGCACTAGGCATTTCGCAGAATCAGCTAGAGAACATTTAGGGAACTATGTGTTTATAGTTAATCCCTGTAAGGGATATCAGAGAGGTATGATCTCTCACAAGTTAGTATACGATAGTGTTCCTAAAGAATTAGAAGTGTATACTATGCATTATGATAGAACTCCTCACATTGGAAGAATGTTACCACTACCAGACTCGTACTCTATGCCAGGTTTTAAAAAATTAAACTATATGCAGCATGATGAGTTTTTATCCACTGCTTATACTTCAAGATTTGGAGTAGATATTCATAGGGACTTTTCAGCAGGACAAACAGCAGTAGACTTTGGATCACTCGGAGTACCTATGGTAGGTAATATTCAACTAGATGCTCAGAGAAATATATTTCCAGACACTTCTTTCGAATGGGACGACTACGAAGGATTTAAGAAATGTATTAAAACACTTTCTACTGATGATGAATTCTGTAAAGAAGTCGGAAGAAAAGCTTTAGAGAATGTACAGAAAACACATTTAAGTACTATAGTTGTAGAAACTTTTAAAAACGAATTTAATACATTAAGAGAATGTCAAACGGAATCTATAAAATAACAGAAGACTTTGAAAAAGCCTTAGGAGATTATACAGGAGCAAAGTATGTAATTACTTTAGATAATATGAGTAACGGACTTTTCTTAGCACTATATTACGAGAACTATGTAAAAAAGAGCATAACATCTCCTACAATAAAAATACCAAACAGAACATACCCTTCAGTACCATGTGAGATTATTCATGCTGGATTAAGAGTAGAGTTTGAAATAGTAGAGGGAAGAACTATTAAAGGAGCTTATAATCTAAAAGGAAGTAATGTATGGGACTCTGCTTTATCGTTTACAGCAGACATGTATAAGCAAGGAACTCATATGTGTATATCTTTTACAGGACCTTATAAGCATTTTAAATTATCTAAAGGAGGAGCAATACTGACAGATAGCGAAGAGGCTTACTTGTGGTTTAAGAGAGCTAGGTATAGTGGAAGAAGAGAATGTTCGTACCACGAAGATGATTTGGATATGTTAGGATGGAATTTCTATATGATGCCAGAGTTAGCAGCAAGAGGAATGTTATTAATGAATCAATTCTACACACTAGACGGTACTAAGAAACATAATGCTGATTTAGAATTACCTTACCCAGACTTATCTAAGTTCGAGATATACACACGATGAAAAAAGCTTTAATAGGATTTGGGGGACATGCTAGAGAGGTCTTAGCTCAAATGGGAGAAGATCTTATATGCTTTGTAGATAATCAATATGTAGTAGAGGGTACATTACCTATCTCTTCTTTTGATCCTACAGAGTATGAAGTAATGGTAGCAGTAGGAGACTCTAAGGACAGGTACGACATAGTTCAGAAGCTTCCAAAAGAGACTAAATACTTTACCTTCATACATCCTACAGCTCTTATAATGAATAATGTGGAGATAGGAGAGGGTAGTTTTATTGGTGCTTATTCAATACTTACTACTAATATTAAAATAGGTAAACATGCATTACTGAATAGAGGTAATCAAATAGGGCATGACTGCATCATCGGAGATTACTTCAGTGCAATGCCAGGAGCTATTGTATCAGGTAATGTAACAATTTACAGCTGCGTGTATATGGGAACTAACTCAACAATTAGAGAAAAACTATCAGTACATAGCTTTGCTACAATCGGACTTAATGCCGGAGTTGTAAAATCAACAGAAGGTCCTTATACTTATATAGGAACACCAGCTAAAATACTATAAACAAAATAGAATGAAAGTACTAGTAACAGGAGGAGCAGGATTTGTAGGAACAAATCTAATCAAAAGACTTCTAGAGGAAGGACATGAAGTTGTATCGGTTGATAACTACAACACAGGATTGAAAAGCAATCATCAAGAAGGATGCTTATATGTTGAACAAGACATAAGAAACATATCTGATTATTCTGCATGGGGTAAATTTGATATTGTATATCATTTAGCAGCAATTGCTAGAATACAGCCATCCTTTATCAATCCGGAAGAGTACTTTATAACTAATGCTTATGCTACTATGAAGATAGCTAAGTATTGTTCCGATAAGAACATACCACTTGTATATGCAGGAAGTAGTTCACATCATTCAGGTAAGTTTAAAAATCCATATACATTTAGTAAGGATGTAGGAGAAGAAGTAATCCAGTTATTTGAACAACATTACAATTTAAAAGCTACCATAGTACGATTTTATAATGTATACGGACCATATCATTTAAAAGAAGGAGGATATACTACTCTAATAGGAGCATGGGAGAAGAGAGTTGAAGAAGGTAAGTCACTAATCATTTACGGAGATGGAACAAAGCGTAGAGACTTCACACACGTTGATGATATTATAGAAGGATTAGTATTAGTGAATACTAAACAAGCTTGGGGGATTATATTTGAATTAGGAAAAGGACATAACTATTCAGTTAATGAAATAGCAGATGCTTTTGGAATAGAGGTAGAATATAAAGAGAACAAGCCAGGTGAAGCAGAGATAACTCTATGTACAGATACAGCAGCAAGAGACATCCTAGGTTGGAATCCTGAGAAAGATATCATAGATTACATAAAAGAATACTTATCATGCAAAAAATAACATTCGTAATACCTTCCAGAAACAATCTAGAGTTTTTACAATTAGCTTATAAATCAATTCGAAATCTTAGAACCAAGCATGAAGTCTTAGTACTTGATGATGCTTCTACAGATGGAACAGCAGAATGGATTACATCTCTTAACGATGAAGATCTTATCACACATGTCAATCCAGGTCCAGAAAGGATAGGAATTGTAGGAATGTTTGACAAAGGAATTGAGATGGCAAGAACAGAGATCATATTTGCCTTCCATGCCGATATGATTGCAGGTCCTAATCTAGATAAGAATATATTAAAGCATTTAAAAAGAGGAACAGTTGTAAGTGCAACTAGAATAGAACCTTCTCTTCATCCACCAGGACCGGAGAAGATTACTCAAGATTGGGGAATAGAAGTAGAAGAGATAGACTTCAACGGAGTAATAAATGCTATAGGTCATTTTGAAAATCAAAATAAAGATAAAACAACTGAGGGTATATTTGCTCCCTGGTGTATGTATAAAGAAGACTTCCAGGCAGTAGGAGGACATGACGAAGTATTTGCACCTCAATCAAAAGAAGACTCAGATCTATTTAACAGATTTGTATTAAATGGTTACAAAGTAATTCAATCATGGGATGGATTAGTATATCATTTTACTTCTAGAGGAAGTAGATTTAATAAACATGCCGGAGGAGGAGCTGGAAAGAATAGTGAGGAGTGGTTATACACAACTACTAAGAATGGTAGAGAGTTTATTCGTAAGTGGGGATCGTTTATAAAGCATGATTCATTAATGAAGCCAATCGTACCTCCAAAGTATAATGTAGCATTTGTAGTTAACAATTGTAACTCTGAGATGTTAGAAGCATTTGAACCTTGGTGCGATAGAATCTATATTAACGATGAACTGGGAATATTGTTTGCAGCCTACTATGAAACTGAACATAAAAATACATCATACGATTTAAAGAAACGAGTACTTAATACGAAGTGGAACGATCCTCAAGGAGAAAATGATATCGTAGTAGAGTTTGATGGAAAGCAGATCACACAACAGTCCTTCAGCGTTATACAACAACTGGCAGAGATTATAAAAGAGAGTGGAGAAGTAGGAGAGTTTGAATTAGATGTATTTAAAATAACTATTAACTCTCTTATAGAATATCAGAACGATCTAATAGTATGTAAAAATTAACTATTTATAACAAAAACATATGAGCTTAATCAACGAAATAAAAGAGATGCTATCTGAAGTTACAAAGGTAAACTTCAAAGGAAACAAATTTGTCCTTAAGATAGATGTAAACGAAGATCCAAATAAGAAAGGAATCAAAGTACAATTCCTTCCAACTACATTTGCAGGTATGTCTAAGCAACAACAAGACGACATCGCTATGGAGTTAGGAGCTAAATTGAATCAAGGACTATCGGCTCTAGGCTTAACAGTTGAGAGAGACAGAGAATTAAAGGATAAGACGATTGTAGGCTTCTTTATATACATCGAATACCTAGATAAGATTATTATCAATGCTTTAAATCAAGCAGCACAAGAACCAAGTAACAACTAATTAGAGAGATATGCCACAGTTTTGTTTTTATTCAAAAAATAACCCTACACAAGAACCAGTAGGAGTATTACATGCAGCAAGTAGAGAAGAAGCAATAAAATTCTTCTCATTATCAAAACAGTTACCAGTAAACGATTTTCTAACAATTTTTGAAGTAAAGAACTACACGTATGGTACACAAGAAGGACTTAAGGAAAACACTAAACAGCTTCTTAAAGGCTAGTATTAGTATAAAGGAAAAGGGTATGGCTAGAGAGGTAATCGAAAAGAAACTCTTCATAGAAAATATTATCCTTTTAAGAGAGATAGAGGATAGGAGAGACTTCATGGAAGAAGAGATCGGAGTAGATATGTCTATCTACGAAGAGAAGTTCCTACAAATAATAGAAAATCTATTCAAGATACACTTCAGCAAAGAACAATTTGCATTAATACAGTACTACCTTTACCAAGTCCCTACAATAGATAATTGGGATGGAAAGATAGATCTCTCAGATGGAAAGAAAATGATTACAGTTGACTTTGAAACACCTGAGCAGGTTTGGAATGTAATAACTAGCTTAAAAGAAGTAAAGAAATAGTTGCTAGAACGAATCTTTATTCTTATATTTAGGTATAATTAATAAACAAAAACGGTTATGAATTTAGAAATGATTCCTTGTACAAGATGTGGCAATGATATGCCAAAGCTCCGATTAGACAGTTACGGATACGACTTCTGTGTTAACTGCTCAGATGTAAAGCCTAAGGTAGGACGTATTAGAGTAGTAGGAGAAGGAGACTATACAGTAACAGAGCTTGATATCTTAGATCAAGACACTGCTAGAAGACTTCAAGAGATGGAAAATACTTCAAGAGGAGTAAGAAATGTTCCATTAGAGATCTTAAACTATGACGAAGATGAAGTAACAGATGATGCTAAAGCATTAGATGCTGTTATTGAAAAGGCCTTAGATGATGATTTAGAAATCGAAGAGGTAGAAGAAGACTTAGAAGATCTAGAAGATATAGATGATCTAGAAGACGAAGATGAAGACTAAATGCCAGCAGCTAAATTTATATCTAAAGATGATTGCCTCAGAGCAATGGACAATACTAAGAGTAATAGAGGAGCAGCTCGATTTCTTCGTTGCAGCTTTGTCCATTATAAGAAGTATGCCAGAACTTATGTAAACGAAGAAGGAATAACTCTATGGGAGGTTCATAAGAATCCAGCCGGAATAGGTATTCCTAAATATCTTCCTAACAAAGGCAAACAAGCACCCCTTAAGGAATTAATAGAAGGAAAGATATCAGTAGCTTCTTTTGAGCCGGCTAAGATCAAACAGAGACTAATCTTTGAAGGGTACTTGAAAGAGGAATGCAATCGATGTGGCTTTCATGAAGAGAGAGTAACAGATCATAAAATACCTTTGATACTTCAATTCAAGGATAAGAATAAAGTCAACTATGAGCTTACTAATATAGAGCTTATGTGTTACAATTGTTCTTTCCTGTACTCGGTATCACCTATTACCGACAAGCAAGTAGCAGCAGCAGAAGATTCTGTAGACAGACAAGTAAGAGATTTTGATTGGGAGGTAGATGATGCAATGAAAGAGCATCTAGAATCATTAGGACTTTGGAATGAAGTACCAACAGATGGTTCACAATACATCTCAGAAAACTTTAAGAGGAATGAAAAAGAAGACTAAACCTACCAGAGAAAGAATTGTAGCCAACAAGCTTGTAAAGCAATCAGAGCAGAATGAAAAGCTGAGAGAGAAAACAATCAGTAATTCTTTTTGGAAATTGTTTGGAAAATAGTTGCTAGTACGAATCTTTGTTCGTATATTTAGGTATAGAAATTAAAAAAAGGTTATGGCAGAAAAGACAGGCGCTACAGTCAAAAAGATTCACGATTTTAATACCTCAGGTGTATTAGAAGTATGTATCAAAGGAAATTGGTATAGAACTACTTGTAATGAATTCAGATCATTCGATGGTAAGAGAAGAATAACTGAGCCTTTAAAGCAGCCAGGTATTGGAGATAGCTTTAATGATATAGAATTTAGAACGTATGACTATAACGGCCCAGTTTATATCCTTCAGACTAATCTAGAGGTAATTAGAATGGATACAGAGACTATTGTAACTAATCCAAAAATGCCAGTCAATCAAAAATCAGAAGCAAATAGTAATCGTATATGAGAAAATTAGAAATAGAATCTCTAGAAGAATTAGAATCTATCTTCAGAGAAAGATCAGTCGATATGACAAACAATATCAGAGAAGGTATTGAAGAAGCTATGAAGAGTAAGAAGAGGACAGCTATCTTATTTGAAATATTTATGGATGGAATGGAGACTTCTTTTGAAATATCACTTTCAAAAAGAGAATGGATTACAGCTCTAGAGAATTGCTTGAAGCATTACAGCGAGTGGGAGATGGGAGATGAAGCAATTGATACTTATTTACTAATCAAAGAACTGAAAGCATGATAAAGCCTTATGTGAAAGTATTTGTATGTGAGAAGACTGGAATTAAGTCAACTTATACATATAACGGTGCAAGTATTGTAAATGGAATGATAAAAGCTGAGTTCGAATATCCTAAAGAATACTTAGATGAGTTCAATAAAAAGGAAAAAATTAAGAATAATCTTCCGAAAACAAAACAAATGTTCTTAAATCCTGCAACAGGAAAAGAAGTAGGATATTACAGAGCTAAGAATTTAGGCCTTGTAAAATAAATTAAAAAAAGTTTGTGAATTAGTTGCTAGTTACGAAGTTAGTTCGTATATTTAGGTATAGAAATCAATTAAAAACAAAAAGTTATGTTATCAAAATTCACTACAGGTTTAGATTCTTACCTTACAAAAGATCAAGTAAAAGCTTTAGCACCAGTAGCATTTGCTACAGAGCCAACAAGCGATAAAGTAAGTAGTAAATACTTACATGTTAATACTGAGACTATCATCGATGACTTAGAAAAGTTAGGATGGCTTCCAGTAACAGCCTCTCAAAGAAAGGCTAGAAAGTCTGATAAGACTACAATCTTCTCAAAGCACATGGTATCATTTCAGAATCCAGACCTTATGATTAAAGGTAAGAATGGTGATGATGCTTTTCCAAGAATCATTTTAACGAACTCTCATGATGGATTTAATTCTTTTCAGTTTAGAATTGGAATCTACAGATTGGTATGTTCAAATGGATTGGTAGTAGCTGATGAGGAATTCTCAGCATTCAGAATACGTCACACAGGATATACCTTCGAAGAATTAAGAGGAGTAGTAGCACAAGCAGTAGCTGATCTTCCTAATAAGGTAATGATTTTAAATCAAATGCAGTTGAGAGAATTGTCTCCGGTAGAGCAAAGACAATTGGCTATCGATGCAATGCAATTGAGAACAAATAGAATCGATGCTGAATGGGATGAAGAGACTATCCAGGACGTTTTAACTCCTACAAGAGATGCTGATAAAGGAAATGACCTTTGGAAAGTATTTAATGTAATCCAAGAGAAGATTACTCAAGGAGGATATTCAGCAGCATTGAATGGTGCTAAAGTAAGAAAGGTTAGAAAGATTAAATCATTCGAGAAAGATCTAGAGGTTAATCAAAAGCTATTCAAATTAGCTACAGCATTGATCAACTAATGGATAGAGAGAAATATCTACAGATGAGAAGAACTGGCCAATATGACCTTGGCTGGTTCTATCAATACTACCTAGAGCATAAGGATAAGGATAGAATGACTCCTCCCTTTGAAGCTTTTCATCAGGCCTTTAATATGTACTTCCAAATGCATGGAGGTTTTATTCTAGACTATATGGATAAGAAAATGGAAGTAACTAAAATAGAAAACGAACAAGGAAATTTAATTTATATAAACTAAAATGGCAGAAGGCAAAGTAAAAACACCAAAGGAATTGATGGCAGACTTAAAAGGAAATTACATTCAAGTAATTAAAAAGAACGGAAAGACTCATGATAAGCTCTATAAAGATCCTCAGAGAGCGATTAGAGGAGTAGGAGGAGTTGATAATGTAAAATACCTTAGAGAGGTTCTTAAAGAGCAAGTCAATTCAAGATACGTAGAAGTAGATTCATTAACCGGAACACCAGAAAACGAATTATAGTTATGGAAAAATTAGGAATAGTATTAGCAGCATTTGGAATGCTAGTTGTAGTAGCGATTTTATTAGCATGGCCAACACAATGGCTTTGGAATAACGCTTTAGTAGGAGCAGCAGATGGATTTAATCCAATTGGCTTTTGGCAAGCATTAGGAATTAATATCCTATGTGGAATTTTATTTAGAAATAATAACTCAAGTTCAAAGTAATGAAGACAGTTATTAAAGTTTTAGTAGGATTTTTCCTAGGATTAGGATTAGTTCAGTTAGTAGATCTAGGAATGTATCTGCTGAATAGGCCAGATAGTTATCTATTCAACTTAGGAGTATTGATACTTGGAATAGTATTTGTAGCATTTGGATTCTTAGGATTGTATATAATGAAAATAATCAAGCCTGAGGAAGAAGTAAAAGAAGAGGTTAAACAGGAAAAAGAAGAATAGTTATGGTAGTATTATTAGTAATATTAATTGTAGGCTTATTAGTTTTAGGAATTATAGAAACTGTTACAGCATTTGATTTAGGATCTCCAATCTCAGACAAAGACATCTCAGATTATTTAGATAGAATTGAAAATGAAAATCTTATAAATGGAATAACTTTAAGATGGAATGACAAATATGTTCTTAATGTAAAAGGGTATACAATTAGACATCATAGTAATCCTTCCATTTATCAAACACAGTACTCTATTATATTTCCATATTATATCACTGATGTAGGAGTAATTCCAATATGGAGTAAATCTTATAGTAGAGTTAAGAAGTTATTTAAAGATAACATTGAAAATTCTAGTTATAGAACAGATAAAAGAAAAAAATTAGGGCTAGAATAGTTGCCTCCTAAGAATATATTTCATATATTTAGGTATAATAATAAACAATTAATTATAAATCAAATTTAAACAAAGAAGTTATGAACAGAATTTTAGTAGCAGTAGGATTAATCCTAGTAGTTTTTGCAGTAACCATGTCATGTGAGAACATTGACTCAGGTAACATTGGTATCAAAGTAAACAAGTTTGGTACAGGAAGAGGGGTAAGTGGAGTAACAGAGTGTACAGGTACAGTCTTTTATAATCCAATCACAACAAACATCTTTGAATTTCCAATCAATATTCGTCATAAAGAGTATACTGACGAAGGATCATTTGTAGTGAATAGTAAAGATGGATCAGAGTTTCATGTTAGTCCAATTGTCAACTATAGAATTAATCCAGATAAAGCCACACAGATCTTTGCAAAATATAGAAAAGACTTAGATGGTATTGAGAATGGATTCCTTAAGACAGCAGTAACAGAAGCATTTAGAATCGTTACCAATGGCTATACAGCTGATCAATTAATCTCAAGTAGAGAAGCATTTGATAATAAAGTAAAAGCTACATTAAGAAAACAATTAGAGCCAGAAGGATTTGTATTGGATCAATTTACAACTAATCTAGAATATCCTACATCATTCAAGAATGCTATTAATGCTAAGAATAATGCAGTACAGAAGGCTTTAATGGCTGAGAATAGAGTTAAACAAGCAGAGGCTGAAGCAAAGATTAAAGTAGCAGAAGCAGAAGGAGATGCTCAATCAACACTTACAAGAGCAAGAGCTGAATCAGAAGCAAATACTTTAAAGCAGAGAACATTAACTCCAATGCTATTGCAACAACAATGGATTGAAGCATGGAGAAAAGGTGGATCTAAAGTACCTCAGTATATTACAAGCGGTGGAGGAAACTTCATGATGACTATAAAATAGTAAAATATATTAAAAATAATTGATAAAAGAGTTGCTAGCGCAGCTCTTTTTTCGTATATTTAGGTATAGAAATCAATTAAAAATAAAGGTTATGAAAGTACAAGATTTAAAAGCAGGTGATAAGTTTAAGATGAATGGACTATCAGTAAGCGGTAAGCAGACTAAGGTTAAATGTGAAATGATCCGATACAATGGAATGGATAAGTACGTTGTAGTATGCCAGGGTATTAGTATACTGGTAGATGGTACTGATGAAGTATTTGTATAACTAGAGGATAAGAGCTATGACAGAAGAAGAATTACAAGTACTGCTTGATGAGGAAGAGACTTACATCAACGAATGGAGAGATAGTTTAACGCAAGAGCAGATTGATTCGATTTAAGAACGAAGGGGAGGGGGCGCAAGACTACTCACCGAAGGTGTCACGCGCAATTTCTCCCAACCCTCCAGGTTGTTGGAGGTAAAATCTAAATAAAAACTATATGAAAACAATTTACAAGTACGAATTAAGATCACAAGATGCTAGTATGAAGCTTCCAAAAGGGGCAGAGATACTTACAGTACAGATTCAAGATGGGAGACCAATGCTATGGGCTTTAGTAGATCCAGAGAATGTATTAGAGGATAGATTTATATCCACTGTTGGTACAGGATGGGAAGTGGAAGACAATATGAAATACATTTGTACATACATGGAAGGATATTTTGTGTGGCATGTATTTGAAATGATACAATAGTATGAAAGTAATATACATGGAACAGACCATTGCTCTTATGTCTCATGGAAGAGCCAGAGAGGTAGAGGAATTAATAGCCTCAGGAGAGGTTAAGAAATCAGAACAAGGAGTTAATTACTTACTAACAATTATAGAGGATGAAGATACAGGAAGTTGAATTGTATAAGAAAAAGTATAAGGGAGTTAAAATAGCTTTCAACTCTAGAAAAGGTGTAGGAAGGATTATAGAAGGAATAGCCGTACAGGTGGTAGAATCTCAGGGCCTTGTTATACTCAGAGACTATGATAACTTCCCTCATTGTATATCAATAATGACATTGGAAGAGATATGAAAAAGTTTTTAGAAATTTATTTAGGGTTCTTTATAGCCTTGCCATTAGCACTTTGTATAGTATTATATGCAATAGGATGTTTTATGACATGGAGTATTCTTGAACCAAATATTGAATGGGCCTATGTTAGGTTGTATATGGTAATGGCTCTTATAGTATCAATATTTTTAGCAGCGGATGAATAATATGAAAAAGCTAATAGGAAATCTTTATTGGAGAATATGTAGAAGGATAGGTTATATTATTACCCTTAGAGACTATTATGATCCAAAGACATTCACTCTAGTAAAAAAGAATAGTCATATGGCCTTATTAAAACATATAGGTAAGGTAGATGAACATGGACATATAAAGGTAAAAGAAGTTTGGCAAATACAAATTAAAAAGATATGACCGTAAAAGAACTAATTGAAAGTCTAAGTAAGATAGAAGACCAAGACATAAAGGTAATGACAAAAGGATATGAAGGAGGAGTAAATGATATGGTAATAGGAAATGGTATAGATAATAATACTCCAGCAATCATACATGTAGCCTTAGATGTAAATACAGAATGGTATTACGGTACACATGAAAGAGTAGATGATATGTACGGCAGTACTAATAGTGATTATCATATAGTAAAGGCAATTATTCTATAGTATGGAAGTATGGGGAATAAATAAGTTAAAGGATCCTAATTCAAATCATATAATACGAAAGGTAGTAAAGAGGAGAGAACAATTAAAGGAAAGAGAACAGACACCTAAGGTAATAAAGGAATTAAAGGGCCTAGAAGACAGGATGAAGATAGGAGAAATGCTATTGGAAAGATGGCGAGAGACCCATTCATAGACCCATTCCATACCCGTTTCTCTACCCGTTCGATACCCGTTTATACATACGTATCACGTACGGGAGATATAAGGAGAGACATAGAGAGAACTACTGAGATACATAGTAAAAGGTGAAGGACTTTGATTAAACATAAAGGGTAGAAAAACCATACAAAGAGTATAAAGACATAGAGTACTAGGTAAGAAAAGGTACTGTACAGTATATACGATGTGTAAGAAAGAGGATAAGGCTAGGTAAAATAAGGATAGGAAAAATGTGGCGGGTGTGTCTCCTTAATAGTTTTTTTCTATAATAAGGAAAACCTATAGTAGATACCCGTTCTATAGCCCCGTTTCACTCTCTAGTAACCCGATTGGTTACCCGTTACAAACCCGTTCTAGCTACCCGTTTTGTTACCCGTCTAGTGACCCAATTGAGACCCGTTCTCTTTACCTGTTTGGAACCCGTTTCTTTCCCCGGTAGAAACCAGGTACTTATCCCCTTCGGGGGTAAAAAGCCTATAAAAGAGTTGCTTATATGGCCTATGGTTCTTATCTTTAGGTATATAAAAACAAATAATCATATGGTAAAGGAATTAAATAAGGTAATAGGAAAGGATTGTTCATGTAATAATTCTCCTACACTGAGGGCTAAATTGCTTACGGTAACTTCTCTTTGGTGCTTACTTGAAGTAACTCCTACTATGTATAATAGGAACCAATGGAGTAATATCTCAGTGGGTAAGAAATTTAAGCTTCCTATTCAGACGGTTCACAATATGTATTTTTATTAAACCTATACCTATGAAACAGATTCAGATTACAATGCAAGAGCGATGGGCAGCCTCACGGCATACCATTCAGAAGTCTAAGAAGACCTACACCAGGAAGGAGAAGCACTCCTCTTCCAAGCAGGGGCCTCACAAGGGCCCTTTCCTTTTATCTAAAGCTTTCCTTTAAGTAAAATATTCAGTTAAAGCATCACTTTAAGTTAAAGTAACAGTTTAAGTTAAAGCTTTGCTTTAAGTAACGAACATGGCGTACCGGCCCGTCTACTCTTCCGACTCTCTTTCAAAGCCAGGCCCC